AACAACATGAAAGAAATTGAAGTGAATTAGGAAGTATTGGTAATTTAATTAAATAATTATCATGACAATAAAATTTTATAAGTAAATTAGGAAGTTCAGATAATACACTTAATTGATTTTCAGAACAAGACAGTTTTTTAAGTAAATTAGGAAGTTCAGGTAATACACTTAATTGATTATCATAACACCAAAGTGTTTGAAGTGAATTAGGAAGTTTTGGTAATACACTTAATTGATTATATTGACAATAAAGATTTTCAAGTGAATCCGGAAGTTCGGGTAATACACTCAATTGATTACAATGACACAAAAGAATTTGAAGTGAATTAGGAAGTTCAGGTAATACATTTAATTGGTGTTCTGTACAGTCTAAATAAATAACATTATCATAATTATTAATTTCGTCAAATGAATTAATTTTGATTTCGTCAAATGAATTAATTTTGATTATCATTCTAGAAAAAATCCAATAAAATTTATGTAAGTTAAAATTAATTATGTAAGATAAAAATAATCAATTTTTTTAAAATAATTAATTTTTATTATAAATTGATTATTATGACAATTAAGTTGTTTAAGTGTATTAGGAAGTTCAGGCAAAAAACTTAATTGATTTCTAGAACAATTAAGTTGTTTAAGTGTATTAGGAAGTTCGGGTAATACACTTAATTGATTATTATGACAATTAAGTTGTTTAAGTGTATTAGGAAGTTCAGGTAATACACTTAATTGATTATTATGACAATTAAGTTGTTTAAGTGAATTAGGAAGTTCAGGCAATACACTTAATTGATTCTCATGACAATCAAGTTCTAGAAGCGAATCAGGAAGTTCAGGTAATACACTTAATTGATTACTACTACATAAAAGTTCTTGAAGTGAACTAGGGAGTTCAGGTAATACTGTTATTTTATTTGTATGACAACACATAAATTTTAAATAACATGGTAGTTTTGGCAATGAAGATAATTCATTTTCAAAACAATCAAATTCACAAAGTGATGGTGGTAATTCTGGTATTTGGGTTAAACAATTTGAAGAACATGATAATTTATTAATAAAACATGGTAAATCAGGTAATGATTTTATAAAATTATTGAAACAATATAATTCTTGAAGATACAATGGAAGGCTTGGTAGTGTTTTTAGTAAATTACCATCACAATTGAGATAGTGGAGAGACATTGGTAAGTCAGGTAATGATTCTAGTAAATTATAATGACATGAAAGTTTTTGAAGGAATCTAGGAAGTTCAGGTAATGAACTCAAACAATTTGAAAAATTGTAGTAAAAGCTATAACTAATATTTCCATAATCTAGAATTGTTATATTATCAGTAAGTTTAATATCATGTAATTATCAATTGTAGTTTATTATAATTCAATTTTTATTATTATATTTTTTAAATAAATTAAATATTATAAAATTAAAATAAAATAGTAAATTAACAAATTAATAGTAAATGGAACAATATAATAATATATTATCAGTGGATGATATTAATTATATTTTACACTTATCAAATGTTGTAAAAGCGAAACATGAAATAGATTTAAAAACTGAGGGTATAATATATTTTAATATATCATTACCAGATACAATTAAATCGATTATTAATGAACAAATCGGACTAGATTTATATAATCTAAATAAAATACCAATGAGATGGATTAAAGGTGATACAAGACCACATATTGACATTGGGCACAATGATTTTAATAATACTTATTTGATTTATTTAGTTGATAGTTTGGGAGATTTTGTAATTGATAATCAAAAATATCCAATTACAAAAGGAACAGGTTATAAATTTCCAGAAGGACTTACACACGAAACAATTAATACTGGATACGAACCTCGTTTAATTTTGGGACCAATGAGTGAAGAAGGATTAATAGTTGGTGCTGCACCAAATATATATATTAGACAAGGTGATTCTGATATAGAATATAGTTATGACGAGGAAGAATGGAGTTCTGTTATTTTTCCGATGAGTGTGTATTCATATAATCTATATTTTACAACAGATATTACAATAACAAGTTCAGATCAATATTTCATATGTCAAACAAGTAATATGACTATTGGTTCTATAACATTAAATGAAGATGGAACAAGACCAGTTATAACAATTGATAACGTAATAAATTATTTAGGTCTAATTAATAATGGAACAAACGTAGATAATGGTTATGATAATGTTTATGTATTTAATTTAGAAGTACGTTCAATAAATGGGAGTACATTAGCATCTGATGGAGGATGGATTGGACAAGCTTATTTTGGAAGACAAAGTCAAGATAATTATATCGTAAATTGTTCGTCAGATGGTTTTATTATAGATGCCGGAGGTGGTATATTAGGTGGATATTGTGGTCATGGTAATGGTGTAGAAAATTCATCTTCATTAACTATACTTGGATGTTCAAGTAGTGGAGATACAGGAACATATTCGGGTGGTATAATTGGATTTTATGCTGGTTCTTATGGCGGTAATGTTTCATGTAAAAGTTGTTGGTCATCTGGAAATATTGGAGATCAAGCTGGAGGTATTGTTGGATATGGTGCTGGTTCAACTGATGGATTGGGTGGTTATGTAAGTGTTATAAATTGTTATAGTACTGGAGAAATAGCTGGAACGGATGCTGGAGGCATATTTGGAAGATATGCTGGTGATGGTTCGGAAATAAGTGTTGAAAATTCATATAGCACCGGAGCATTGAGTGGAACAAATGCTGGTGGGATATGTGGTAGCAATACTGCGAGTTCAGAAGGAATTGCAAGTGTAATAAATTGTTATTCAAGTGGGGCATTAATATCTGGATTATCAAATGGGATATTTAGTGGTGGAATTGGTGGAGGAAAAACGGCATTGAATTTTTATGTTGCTAATAATAATTGGAATTCAACAACCGCTAATTTAAATTTAACTGGAATACCATTACCAACAGTTGGGATTGTATGGGTTGCGAATGGGATAAATCAACCATATCAATTATATAATATGGGATATAGTCCATATACAATTACGAATATTAATATTAGTGATTCTCCAGAATTAGTAAGGACATATGATATGACATTAGAAGCGGGTGAGACATCAGAACCGGCAATAATTAGTGGTAGAGATTATGAAATATTAAGTGTTGAAGATTCAAGTATTACAATTAATAATACAACAGGAGTTATAAATACTTCGTCTTCAACACCTTCTGATACATATAATATATATATACGACATAGTGGAAGTTATAATATAACTACAATATCATTAACAATTACTTATAGTGGAACAATACCATGTTTAGTTGAAGACACAATGGTATTAACACCAAATGGATATGTTAATATTAAAAATCTAAAAGAAAATGATGAAGTTATTACAAGTAATAATCGAATTGTTAAAATAACAAAAATATATAAAACGATATCAAAAGGAAATGAAAATACATATCCATGTATAATACCTAAAAATGGAATTTCAAATAATTATCCACCATCTGATTTAAAAATTTCACAAAATCATCTAATTCGATACTATAACAAATGGATATGTCCAAGAGATTTTTTTAAATTAGATAAATCAAAAAATATAATTAAATATTATCATATTAAATTGGAAAATTATTTAACAGATGATTTGATAATTAACGATGGTGTTATAGTTGAATCATATTCAACTAATGATTTAGAGACTGTACATCGCTTCACACATCGATTTAGATAAAATATTAAAAAATAATTTCTAATACATAAATTTCGAAAAATATTTTTTTTTATAACTTTTTCTATCTTTCACATTAATTAGGTTATTTTGAGCAAAAGAACATATTTTAATATTTTTTGGAATATATGGTAATACGGTTAATTGATTCGATGAACACCAAAGTTCTTTAACTGAATCAGGAAGGGTTGGTAAAGTAATTAATTTATTAGAGACCACATCAATAACTTCAATTGATTGAGGAAGATTTGGTAATACAACTAATTGATTACCACAACAGTGAAGTTTTTTAAGTCCATTTGGAAGATTCGGTAATCTAGTAAGATTATTAAATTGACAATATAGTTTTATTAATGATTTTGGAAGTGGTGGTAATTCAGTTAATTGATAATCATCACAAATCATAGAAACAACATCATCATAATTTGGTATTTTTTCAAAAGATTCATATATATATGAATCACCATGAGGTTTATATCTAATTTTAATCATTAGTATCTTTGAATAATATATTTTTTCAATTTATGACTAATAGATTTCAATTTTTCAATTTTTGAATCTAAATATATATCTAAAATGGATATTTATAATACTTTTTTAGAAGACTAAGAAGAACATTCAGAATAACCTTGTACAACTGGTTTTCCTAAACTAACACTATCTGATAAATTTAGATAAAATCCATTCCCTCCAGATTGTTTATTCTTTCTATGTGTTTTTCCAAGAGTTTTCTTACCACGTAATTTTCGTTTATTTGTTTTACGAACAGTTTTACGAACAGTTTTTTTACCCATGCTTTAATTTTAGTGTTTTAATTTTATTTATTTTATTATTAGAAATTATTATAAAAAGAAATTATTATAAAATTATGTTAGGTTAAAAAGATTAAAATAAAATTGATTGTGTATATTACAATATATAAAATGGAAAAATATATTACATCAACAACATATTATATGATACAATCACTTTATAAAACAAAAGAGGAAAGAAATATGATATTGGATCCTCTAACGTGTATTATTAGATTAGCAATTTTAAAATATAAACAAGATGGAACAAAAATTAGTATTCATAATAATCGGATTTATTTCCAAGCCCCCGGTGTATCTCAAGGTGTTTCAAGATGGGTATTTGGTGATAAACGTTCAGATTTAAGTAATTTACATAATCCAATTTTAAAAGCAACAGAATGGTTTGCTGATCCGGAAAATCAAGAATTACGTTCATTATTTCAAACCGCATCCGAAGGATTACTTAAATTACAAGATACATATGGAAAACATACATTAACATCACATGCCTTAAATGATTATATTGAAATAATTAATCGATGGCTTACAAAGAAACCACAAATTGAAAAAAGTCGAGAATTTAATTTAAATAATATTCCCTTCGAAGATGAATTTTTAAATGCTCACAAAAATAAAGATGATGATACAAATTCAAATGATGATACCAATTCCAATGATAATATTAAAAAAAGAAATATCGAACCAAGTGTTAAAAATAAGGAAGTTAATTCAACAATTCATCAACAATTAATGAATTTATGGAATATGAGAGAAATTCAAACAATTAAAAATTTATTTGAATGTCTAGAATCACATACATATTCTGAAAGAAATAATATATTGGAAGCCATTGAAATTATTTTAGAAATGAAAGAAAATTATGTTAATACACTGATTAAGGAAGTTAGCACAATTTTATAAAACATTCATATTATACACACCTTTATTCAAAAAATTGATTTTTTTTTACATTTATTATTAAATTTTACTTGTGTATAAAACAATTCATAATGAATAACGCCATTTATCCATCTATTATCGATAATTTCAAGGGAAAATATAAAATAAATATTACTCAATCAGAATGGTCATTATTAGTTAATCTTAGCAACACAAATCTAGATTTGCTATTTTCACATATTTATAAATTGGCTATCCAGAAATGTATTAAGGGAACTGTCCCAAATAAACCACCTTCAATAGCAAACAATATATTAATTCAAATGAATGATGATATTGAACGTGCGATTATTTATTTTCAATATTTTCCACATTTTATACATTTATTCTATCGTAAATGGGGTCATATTATTAATGTTGGATATTCAAAAACAAGGTTTTGGTTTGTATTTAATATCGATATTGATTCTAGAGAAATTTGTTATGAATTATATACTAAAAAAACATAAATGTATTTCTAAAGAAGTTCTAAACAACTGAAATAACAGATGATATACTTCTTATAATCAAAAATATTTTTTATTTTACGATTATTTTAATATATTATTCTAGACATTTAATATAAATTATCTTACAAAAAAGAAATAAATAAAAATAAAAAGAAATAAAAAGAAATAAAAAGAAATAAATAAAAATAAATAAGATATGGCTGCGAATTTAAGAAATGCTAGATTTGATACAATGAATATTTATAATCCAAACTCATTATTTAAATTAGATTATGAGGGGCAACTTAGGGCAACGGCTACATGGATGTTAATAAATTCAACTGGAAAATTAGAAATTCGTGTTGATGATAATTATTCAACAATAGTTAGTAATGAAGCAAATTATACACTTGATATAGAAGATGGTTCAATGATATTTTATGCTGGTGGACAAACATCAAATGCGATATTCATGAAAACAACCGGAACAGGAGGAGGTTTTTATTTAGAAACTGATACCGGAGGGATTACCAATATATCAGATGGAGACATTACAATACGTTCAAATGGAAATGATATTAATCTAGGAACACCAGATGATGACACAGATACATTAAATCCAGATAATTTAACTAGAAATATTCAGATGGAAGCTACAAATATGGTTTCTATTAATGCTGAGGATTTCCAAGTTTATACAAGTGAATCAATTAATTTAATTTCTCAAACAGGAACAATAAATATCGGGACATCATTAGCAAATCCTATATTTAAAACTTTATGTGGTAATTTTTTAATAAATTCAACTGATACAAGTGCGAATAAAAGATTTCAAATAGATGTTAATTCTAGTTCAAATAATAAACCTAATTATGATGGACTTTTAATCAAATCAACCACAAATGATGTTAGTGTAGATGCTAGTTTTAAAAATTATGGTGCTAAAGGTGTTCTTTCAATTGGTGTTGAAAGTCAGACAAGTAATCAGGGAACATTAAAAAGTTTTATTGCTTATAAATCGGGAACAACAATAATTCCAATTGAAGGTGAATTTACAAATTCAGATGTTGGTTCTAAATTTTATTGGGTATCAGATAATCAAGAAGACACAATAAGCACTTTAAATACATTTATTACAACGGCTTCAAAAAATTCACATGATTTGAATGATATATTAATCACATCGGGAACATATACAGGAACACAAACAAAACGATTTAAAATTGAAATTGATAAAATAAATGCGAGTGGCGATTGGTATAAATGGTCTAGTGATGGTGGTTTAACATATGCGAATCAAAATATATTATGTTCATTAAGTGCTTCTAATTTAGAAGATGGAGTTCAAATTGCCTTTGATTCAATAACAGGACATACATTGGGTTCGTATTGGACATTTACAGCATTTAGGAGTGCGAATACAACTTCATCAACAAGTCATACAATACAAAAAGCTCATATAACAAGTCCGAATATTTCCTTTATAAGTAATCCAACACCAACAGATATGATTTTTGAAACAGCTGATTTAGAGAGAATGCGAATTACTGAACATGGAAATGTTGGTATTGGAACACCAAATCCAAAATCAAAATTGGAAGTTGTTAATAAAACTGGAGAACGTATATTATTAAGTACACAATATCAATATCAACAAATTAATCCATCTGTATGTGGTTTAACGAATGGGGGATGGGTTGCCGTATGGGAAAGTGAAAATAGTAGTGGATATTATGATATATATGGACAAATTTTTTATGCTGATGGTAGTCGAAATGGTAATCAATTTCAAGTTAATCAAACAACTACTTATAATCAATCAAATCCACATGTCGCCAATGGATTAACAAATACACATGGTGGTTTTATTGTTTGTTGGAGCACGGGAAATTCAAGTGGATTATATGATATTAAATGTCAAATATATGATGAAAAATTAGAAGATGGTAGTCGAAATCGTAGTAGTATAGATTTAGCCGTAAATACAACTACATCATATACACAAAAATACCCACGTGCTTGTGGTTTAACTAATGGTAATTATATGGTTGTTTGGGAAAGTGATGATGCCGGAACAGGAGATACAAATATATATTATCAAATAATAAGTAGATTAGGTAATTTAGTAAGTGCTGAAACGAGAGTTAATTCATCAACAAGTAATTCACAAAAATACCCATATCCAAGTGGAATTAAGAGTGATGATGATAATTGTGCTGGTGGTGCGGTTGTTGTATTTATGAGTGAATATGCGACAGATGTTTTTGATATAAAATATACTTTATATAATTCATCATTCACAGTTATTAATAGTGATGTATCGATAACCAATGGAACAACCAAGACTTATGGACGTCCATGTGTGGAAGGTTTAACAGATGGTGGATTTGTGATTTCTTATAATGATGCTTATTATGGTGATTCTTCAAAATGGACATATTCCGTGGGTGGTTCAAAAGATAACATTACCGGACAAACATCTGGAGCATCGGGACAAGTTGCTGATGTGGATGTTGATAATCCAACAAAAATACATATTACAAGTGTTAGTGGAATTTTTCAAGATGGTGAGGAAATAACAACATCGATTTCAGGAAGAACAGAAAAAATAGAATCAATTTCATATACAAGTGATATATTTACATTGGGAGTTGGTGATATTGAATTAACACTATCTAGAGATGTTAAAGTGATAGTTGCGAAAAAATATAATACAAATTCAACAACCGCAATTTATACAATAACATCGGTAAATACCACCGAAATTATAAGTGATCAAGAATTGGATGATGTTTATCCAAATGAATATATTCGTGAATATACGATATTTTCGAGTAAATTACCTTTAGCATCAATAAGTAATACAAATGATAATAATTTTGTAATTTGTTGGGCAAATGGAAGACTACCAAATATTTATTATCAAAAGTTCAGATCATCAAATGGAAATAAAATTGGAAATGAAATCTTAATTCAACGTGATAGTCAATATTTAAAACAACGAAATCCACAAATCGCAAAAATTATTAATAATAATCGTGATGATGCGGGATGGATAATTGTTTATGATGCTGAAGTATTTGATACCCATTTTCATGGGGTTTTTGGAGAAATTGCTAATCCAGATAATGGAATATTACTTGTTAAAAACGGTATTTCATCATTTATAGTTAATAATAATGGTAATGTTGGTATAGGTAATATTAAACCAGATTATACACTTGATTTATATTCGCGATCACCTATAATAAATATACGTAATACCACAAATAGCAAGGGTGATGGTGATAGTTCAGGAAGATTAATTTTTAGAAATGGAAGTGGTGATATATTAGGAGAAATAAAGTGTGCTTATTCAGATTCTTATTCAACTAGAGAACCACGAGATACGGCATTAATCGCATGGTATAAATTTGATGAAACTATAGGTGATCAATTATCCGATAATTCTCAAAATAATAATACTGGAACATTATATAATTTTGATTTAGATACATGTTGGATTAAAGGTATTGTTTCAAATGCTTTACAATTTAACGGGATTAATTCATATGTTAGTTTGGGAAATGGTGGAATATCAACTGTTGCCTCAGGTTCATTTACAATATCATGTTGGATTAAATTATATCCTTTAGCTGGTTCTGGGAAAATAAATGATATTATTAGTAATAGTGGTGGGGCAACTGCTGGAACATATTTATTATATCTAAATACATCTTCATATTTAGTTGGTTCATTAATAACCAATTCAACCACATCAACAATTACTGGTTCAACTAGTTTAAATACTGGAGATTGGTATCATATTGTTTGGGTTGTTAATACAACTGGAACATCAATGACATTATATATAAATGGATCTAGTCATGTTAGTGGAACATATACTGGTTCATTAGTTTCATTGAACACATCAGTATATATGGGAAGTCGTAATACAAGTGCGAATTTTTTTGGGGGAGTTATTGATGATTTTAGAATATATAATCAGGCATTGTCAAGTGCTGAAATTACACGATTATATCAAAATATTAGTCAAACACGTGGGAGAATTATCATTAAAACAAATAATGGAAGTAATTTATTAAATGATAATCTTTCAGGTTTAGCAATTGATGATAACGGTCGATTAGAATCAATTAAAGTTCGTTCTCAACCAAATTCAACAATAAGCGGATCATTATCACCAAGTGGAACAACTATTACTGGAACAAATTCTTCATTTTTAAATGAATTATTAGTTGGAGATAGAATATTAATTAATGCGGAAAAAACAACAATAACAAATATTAATTCAAATACATCTTTAACTGTTAATCCATCATTAATAGGTATTTCTGTAGATACAAGTGTTGAAAGATTACCATCAATAGCAACATTATTCGATTCAGATGATAATATTAAGTTTTTATTAACAAATCAGGGATATATTGGGTTAGGTGAATCAAATCCACGTTCAATGCTTCATATAAGTGGGAGTGGAAATGCGGAGAATCAACCATATTTAAGATTACAAAACACAACCAACGAAAATATTGATGGGGGGCGTGAAACTAAATTAATATTTGAGGGTTTTGGAACAACAAATCAACAATTAGGACAAATTGAAGTATCACATGATGGAATAGGTAATGATAATAAAGGAAAAATGAAATTTTATGTTAATAATAATACATCATTAACACAAATAATGACATTAGATTCTTCTCTTAATGTAGGAATAGGTGCTATGTCTGAACCGGTTAGTGGTGCGATGTTATCATTACAAAGCCAACCAGATACAGATTTAAATGTATTATTTAATAGTGATGCTTCAGATACAAGTGTTTTTGGTGGTAAAAGTAAATTATATTTTAAAACTGCGAACATTACATCTGGGAGTTTGGATGAAAAGAGTTATGTTAAATTACAAGCATCTTCTGATAATCCATTAAATACATCACATGGACGATTTGATTTATTTGTTAATGATGGAACAACCACAATTAACCGAATGACAATCACAAGTAGTGGTAATTTTGGTTTTAATATTAGTCAACCTGCTGGATTTTATCATGTTGCCCCCTCACAATATTTACCTTCAAGTGGTTTAAGTGCTTCATTGAGTGGTTTAACTGTTACCGGTGTGAATACTACATTTACATCCCAAATGGTTGGAAGTGTTATATTATTTAAAAGTGATAATCAACAACGAAGAATTACCGCTTATAATACTGCTACAAGTCTTACGGTTGATACATCAGGTAGTTTTAGTGTTCAAGATTTTGAAATTTATCATGCCGGTATTTTAGTTAATTCAGATGGAAACGTCGGTGTTGGAACTACAGTTCCAGATTCTAAATTAGATGTAAATGGTTCATTTAAATTTAATGGAAAATATACAATGCCCTTTACAACAATTGTTTATGGAGATACAACAACTGGTAATTATACTTTACCATCAACAATAACTAATTTATTTGTTAATGCTACTGGTGGATCAATTGCTGTTAATTTACCTACTACCGCAAATTCAATCGGTAGATATATAACTATTAAAAAAATTGATAGTAGTGTTAATACTGTTATTTTAGATGGTAACGGTTCAGAAACAATTGACGGAAGTGCTACTCTATCTTTATCAAATCAATATCAAACTGTTTCTATATTAAGTAATGGTTCTGGAAGATGGTATATAATGAACTCACATCCATAATAAATATTCTTTATAGTCAGTTTTATAGTCAATTTTATAGTCAATTTTTTTATTAAAAAGTATTTTTACAATATAAACATTTAGAACAACAACTATCACCATCTGGTCCTTTTTTTCCACGTGGTCCTTGTTCTCCTTGTTCTCCTTTATCTCCTTTTTCCCCTTTTTCACCACGTTCTCCAATTTGTCCTCGAATTCCTTGTTCTCCTTGTTCTCCTCTTTCTCCTTGAATACCTTGAATACCTCTTTCTCCTTGTTCTCCTTGTAATCCCATATGTCCATCAGGTCCCTTTGCTCCTTGGTCTCCCCTTGGTCCTTTATCACCACGTTCCCCTTTTTCACCACGTTCTCCTTTATCACCACGCGGTCCGGCGTCTCCATCGGGTCCTTTATCTCCGGTTAATCCTTTATCTCCTGTTAATCCTTTATCTCCCATTAAACCGATGGGACCCGGAATACCTTGTAAACCACGTTCTCCCTTATCACCACGTTCTCCCTTATCACCACGTTCTCCTTTATCTCCTTGTTCCCCTTTTTCTCCTCTTTCTCCTCTTGCTCCTTGCGGACCGACGGGTCCTTGTTTAATAATACCATCTTCAATTAATTGATGTAAATGAAAACTTAAAACACGGGCTTCATCTGAAAGTTTTTCATTTTCATATTCTTTTAATATTTTAATAATATGTTCTCTAAATTCATTTTTATTAATATATTCATCTAAATTCACATCACCATTCACACATTCCTCAACTTTTTTTTTATTAATTATTGTAATACCATTATCATTATTATCTGTATCATCATATGTATTATCATATATATCATGAATTGGAAATAATATCATATTTTTCGAATCATCATTTTTTTTAATAAGATTATTTTCAATATCTTTAATCTGTTTTTTCAATCCGATAATATCATTGTTTAATTTATCAATCATTTTTATATTATCTGTTAAACTAGCTTGTAGTCTAAATATTAATAAATTTTGATTATTCATTTTGTTATTTGTTATTTTTTATTTAAAAATATACTTTTATATGTTAAATCATTTTTTTCTATTTTAGGTTGATTTGTTTTAGGAAAATTGAATTAATTTACAATATATTTATTTATTTATTTTTACAAAAATGTTTAGAAGGGGTGTCAAAAGTGTTGATGACAAATTACAACAAATTCGTGATGGGTTCAAACGGATCAGTGCTAAATCTTCTAGATATGATGGTTTGAAGTGCCAAAATTATGATGATGATGATGATGACCCATTGGAAAAATACATGATTGATTATAATATTAAGAGACAAGAACCATGGGAAAAGATTAACCAAGATGGACTAAATCTAGCTATCAGAAAATACACTCTTGACCATATGATTTGTCAAATTGCTCAAAATGGACTTTATCTTGCTCATGCGGATCCTAAAAAGTTTAATTTTAAGGATTGTCTAGAATGGAAAGCAAATTTTGAGAAGGAATATTTTGATAAGTATCAAAAAAAGTTTGTTTTTCATGAAGTTCTTTTGAATGATGACGTTAAGAATAAAATTTGTTCTACTAAGGAATATCAAGTATATATTGAAATTGGTTCAAAGTCATCATCAGTTGCTAATAGTGCCTAGAAAAATTGATTATAATTGATTTTTTTATAAAATAATAAAAATGGAAATTAGTTTATCATTAAAACAAGCTCTAGAAAATACATTTGAAGATTATTTGGAAGAATTATTTGAATTATTAGTTTTAAAGTATGGAACTCAATATAATTTTGATATTCTAGACTTACGAAATAAGTTTAATGAATATAATATTATTATAAAATCAGAATTTATTCACAATAATAATAACAATAATAACAACAATAACAATATAAAAAGAAAAGAAAATCATAGAATAAGAAAAAAAAGTAAAATCGAAAAATCAAATACAGATAGATGTAAGGCGAGAATATGGGGGAACGCATATGTAGATGTTAAAAATAATATTTATGGTAAACAATGTTTAAATTATAAAAAAGACGAATTGGATTATTGTTCAATTCATATGATTAAAAATAAACATGGTAATTGGGAACAAGAACCATCAGAATTAATTAAAGCACATTTTATAGATCATAATCAAAAAAATAGAATTAAAGCTATTAATTTAGAAAAATTTAATTCAAAACGATTATTTATAAAATAATTCTAGATGTAATTATGTCTTCTATCCTAATATATATAATTAAAAAATTGAAATATCTCCAATATTAAATTATTTTAATATCAAAATGGAAAGTATATCAACAAATGATTTATTAGTATATAGTGTATATGGATTAATGACAGGAATGTTTCTAAATACAAATGTAATGAATATATTTACTATTTTTCTAGGTTATTCACTTTGTAAATTTATTATGAATATATCCGATATACATAATATTACAGAAATTCAAAAAAATAAAGGGCGTTATTTCATATATGGTATGTCAATTGGAGTTATTTTATCACAAATTAATTTTCATTGTGTTGCTTTAGGAATTGCTTTGAAAATTATGATTAAAGAATCAAATATCGATACACTTAAAACAAATATTAATAATATTATTATTATAGTAAGTAAATATTTTGAACGAATTTTACCAAGTAAAACCATCAACTGAATTCATTGAATCATTATCATTTACAGATGCGAAATTTGATTCAAATAATCCATTTGGTTGATGTCCCATCAATTCATTATTTTCTTTTTTTCCAACATCAACAACTTCCATTTCAATATTTATTTTTTTATCTAGATTATTATTCATTTCTAGAGTTGTATTATTATTATTATTCATTTCTAGAGTTGTATTATTATTATTCATTTCTAGAATTGTATCATTATGATTATTCATTTCTAGAGTTGTATTTTGATTATTCATTTCTAGAGTAGTATTATTATGATTATTCATTTTCATAGGTTGGTTATGTGATGATGTAAGATAACGATAACTATGATAAACAAAAACGAGTAAACCTAAAACAACTAATAAATGAAATAATAAAATGTGACATTTAGATTTCATTAAACCAACATAAATTAGAAATGGGGCGACCAAGATAATATGAAAAAGATTAACTATTTCACGTTCAAGCATATAATATGTTTTTATTATTAATTAAATAAGAAAATAAAATAAAAAATAAAATTTATATTACTGATTGATATTTAATTTATTTACAAAATAAAATATCAAGTAAAATAGCTAAACCTAATAAATGGATAACTGATTTACAAGGTTTAACAAAGGAAACTAATTCAACTAAGGCATTATTCCAAAGGAATTTGGTAACCAATAAAACAAGAACAAGCCATATTAAAACTAAAAGAATAGTATTTAATACATAGACTTGTTTTTGATCATAACCGAAGTTTTCTTGATGCGAACCAAAGTTCATCATTTTTTCAACGCAACTGACAATCATATATTTACTTATTAATAAGAAAAAAATAAAATAAGAAAAAATAAAATAAGAAAAAATAAAATAAAAAAAATAAAATAAAAAAAATAAAATAAAAAAAATAAAATAAAAATAATTAATTAACATAATTCATCATCTTGATATTCTAGAGTTGGAATGTTTGATGATGTATTTTGATTATCGAAAATATATTTAAATCTTTCATAATTTAGACTGTATTTGTCATTAGCATCATATATATCTCCTTCAACGGCAATAATAATTTTATCAAAATAGTATCTATATTTATGGGCTTGTTGTTTAATTATTTTAGCAATCAATTCAGTTGGATGATTTTGTTCTCGACAACCAATATCTGTAAGAACAACCGCCCGATAAGTATTCAAAAACGCAACTTCAAAAAACAATTGAATAATTTCTTCAACTGTTTTTTCTTGATAAGGATAAGCATAAAAATCTTCATAATTAATGCTTCTGATTTGTGGATTATCTGGTAATGCCAGTGTAAAAATATCAACAAAATATGATGATTGTTCATTAAGGTATTTGTAATTGATATCACGAAAAACAATAACTTTTTTTGATAGAATACCTTTTTTACCACTAAGAGGATAATACATATATTCATTACTATTATTAATATGTGTGCTAAGTGTAGTTCGTCTGTAAATTTCAGCTTCTAAATTAGTAAGACCTCGGTTAACACCTCCTCCAAAACTATAAGGTCTAGAAGGATTCATTAATATTGTTTTATGTCCCTCATTAACCATATTTCTAACTACTTCAAGTGGATTATCATTAACTACACTAATAATTGGATTTATTGAATTAGTTGATGGAATTTTACCACTGTAAATTTTATCAAGTTCTGATTGGTTATAGTAAGTGTTAAATTGTGATCTTTTAGATTCATTTTCAAAATCAAAAAGTGATTCTTTAGTTTCTTTCCATATCTCAATTAATTCAGATGTATCAGTCATTTATAACTTTTTAAATTATTCAAGTGTAATTATTCAAGTGTAATTATTCAAGTGTAATTATTCAATAAATATAATATTATTTATAATCAATTTTTTTAATTAATTTGGTTATAGAATTGAATAAATTTTAATTTACAAACATCATCTAAAAAAAATAATATCTAGAAAAATAATAAATGTCATATAAAATATTTTTAATTATATGTTTATTAATAATTGTTGGATTATTGATTATTATATTTAGTATTAAATTATATAAAAATAAAGAAGGTTTTACAAATTTAGAGATATCAGATGATATAAATTATAATGATTATTATTTTCCATCTGAAGAAGATACATATTTATTTTATCAATTTAATTATCAAGATGGATATAATCAAATTAATGAATATTATAATCGGAATAAAATTATTATAAATCCTCTTTATCCTTTAATTTCAGATAACCTCCAAGAAGAACCATTTTATAATTTATCAATTAATAAAAATGCTTTGCGTTTTCAACATACATCTCATCCATTATTATTTAATGTTGATATTGTTAATCCTAAAAGTGAAGGTTTAACACTTACTTTATTTTGGAAATTTGAAAATACTAATCCAGAAGACATTGATATACTCTCGATGGGAAAAATTAATAATAATTATATTGTTCTCAAATTACGACAAAAACAATTCGAAATGGAATTTCTATATCCAATGATTACAAAACCAATAATTACAAAACAAGTTAAATTAACATCAAGTGATTTAGAAGGTTGGTTAATGTTAAATATTAAATTAGATAGAATTAAAAATACTGTTGGATTATATCATCAGGGTATTTTAATTCTAGAATATTATATGAAGGGAAACCTTCCAATTTTTGATACAATTATAATTCGTCCAAATGTTGAAGATGTTCGTTTTAGAAAAGGAAAACAAGTTTTATTAGGACTTCTAGATTCATTAATTTATTATAATAAACCATTAACAGATTATCAAATAAATAATGATATACATTCATTTCTATTATTTAGAAGTTCAAGTCCTAGAATGATTGGATTTGAATATCCAAATTGTAAAGGTCGTTATCAATATTATTATTATAATCAATCGATAAAAGAATTTAGTCAAAATTTTAAAATAAATAGTTTAATAATTCCATCTTGGGCAAATCTTAAATTAGGTTATCAAAATATATCAAACCAACCTAAAATGGAAGAAATTAATATTATTACCCATGATTTTTTAATTAGTCTAGAATTAAATCAAAGTTTTTTAATCGAATTAGAAAAATATCATTTGGTCGATAATCTCCAAAAAAATATTCAAATGAGTTCCGACTCTAGATACCAAATTACAATACATTCAAAAAAATAATTTTCACATATATAAAATAATAATCTAAATAATAATCTAAATAATAATCTAAATAATAATCTAAATAATAATTAAAATGAAAATAATTGATAGTAAAGAGATTAAAAGTTATATATTATATGTTCTTATTGTAGTTATTGTCGTATGGCTAATTTATATATTAGTATCTAAAAATCGCAATGAATCTTTTACTGATAATCAAATTGGAGATTTTAAATTAGGTACTGAAGAATTTTCAATTGATAATTCCGTTATGTCAGGAACTATCATGGTATATTATAATAAAGATGATGACGGAAAACAATTTAATCAATCAACAATTGATACAATTAATAATAGAATTCGTCCATCTGGATGGGTTGTATGCGATGGTAGAAATGGAACACCTAATTTATTAAATAAATTTATTTTAGGAGCTAGTGAAACAACACAAATTGGAAAGTCAGATGGTAAAGATAAAATTACACTTACAATTGACAATTTACCAGCACATAAACATGATTATTTCTATTATACAAATCCAAGTCATCGTGGAGATGATCATAGTCAACATCCAATTCATTATTTTACAAATATGTATGGAGATACTAATGCTTATAGGGGAATGAAAAATCCTAATTCTAAACAAACATTATCAACGGAATATGAAGGAAAAGGAACACCAATTGATATTATGCCTCCATATAGAGCAATGATATATATAATGAAATTATAAATATAATTGTGATATAATTTTTTATTATTTAATTTTTTCATATTACATATTAAATGACAACTCGAACTTATTTATCAACAAATCCAAATATTAAATTAATCACAAATGGATTGAATTCTTATAGGTTT